GTTCGTTAGTTCTTTTTTTAACTTCTAAAATTGCTTTATGGTATTGTTCTGATTTAGATCTGGTTTTAGTTTCATTTCTAAATCTAGAGTAATTTTCGTTTAATGGTTTAATTTCACCATCTTTATTGTAAATATTAGATGCTTTAGTCTTACCTGTTCCTTTATCATAAAGTACATTATAGGTAATAGCACCAGTCATTTCTTTATTAACAGCGGTAATTTCACCTGGATGTCCTAGATAAGTTACCTTATCTCCTATTTTTAATTTTTCTTCTTGAAACAATTGTTTATAATCAATTGCCTTAGACTTACGATTAGGAATAGAAGGAGCATCTTTCCAACCCATTTTACTTTTTAAATAATTATGTGCTGCACCCTTAGCCTTTTTATTTGGATTAAATGCAGTATTACCTAAATATCCTTCACCGCCTGTTGCAGATTCTTCATCTACTTTAAGTAGTTCTAATATTTTTAATCTAATCTCTTTTTTTAACTCGTCTTTAGTCATTTTAAAGATGATTTAATTTCTTTTACTAATTCGTAGTATTGCATTATAGAAACCAAATTTTCATCCTTAATAGATTGTTTGCTAGAAATAGGTTTAATTAAGTTTAATACCTCGTTTAATTTAATAGTAGTTACTTTATCTTCTATTTGAGGAATTAAATTCTCTATTTCTTCTTTTACCTGATCTATTTTATTATTTAAAAATTCTTTTAATTGTTTAGTATCAGATACATTATTAATGTATTCTTTTAATATGCCTTTTTGTTCTTCTGAAAGATTGCTGTATTGGGTGTTGAATTTTTCTACTAATATTCTGTATGCTAAAATTCTAACATCTTTATCTTCTTTCATGAATTCCTGTACAGCTTTTTTCTCTACTTTAGATTCACTCATTAATTCTTTGGTGATGTGCTCTAGTAAAGTGATCTTGTTAACTATAAGAGGTTTAGTGTCAGAAAATTCTTTAGATTTAGATATTTCTAATAAATTATAAGTTGCTGCAAAGATTTTATAATTATCTATTTTAGCTTTAAAGAAATTTTCTACATCATAATGTTTTTTAATTTCTCTAATTAAATTATATTTTTCTTTATTTAATTTATCTGAATTAATCTTTTTATTTTGATCTAGAACAGCATTAATTAAAGTTTCAGCTTTAGCTTCTGATAGTTTAGGAGCGTTTAAGATTGTGTTATACACATTATACTCTTTTGATAGTTCAGTTTCTTTAAAGTATTTTCTAATTATAGAAACTGCTTTAGAGTCTTGATTAGACATCATATCAGAAGTTACTTGGCGCACAAGTAGTTCAAAGAGGATACCAGTGTTTTTAAATTTAGAATGTTTTTTAATATTACTCATACGATATGATATACTAATAATAAATATCTAACTTATTCAATATCATCAATTATATTATCCTCATTAAGTAATTCACTTTGTTCGAATAAATTAATTTTATGGTTGATATTTATTTTTTCAAACATACTTTTATTAGTATGATATACTATTTGTGTATTTTTATTTTCTAAAGCTAAAGGAGAGCCACCAATATATTTAGTTTTTCCAGTACTATCTTCTCCGGAATTAGAATTGTTTTTAAGGTCATAATTACCCATTCTATCTCTTCCAAGTGGATCTTTAGCAGTTCCTATAAATGAAGTTTTTTCTTGAGGACGACCTGGTTTGTGGATAGGTTCAGTAGGATTTTTTTCATTATATCCTAGCGGAACTTCTGATGCAGCTGTTCTATTTGCATTACCTCCGTAAAGACTAGCGATCTGATGCGGGGTTCCGTATGCTTGATTTGATTCAGAAGGATCATTACCTTCGTTTTCAATTTGAGCGTAACGGAATTGGCGTTTCTTATCTTCTAATAATAGATCTCTCATTTCATCATACTCACTTTCACTTAAGTGGAATAATGTATCGTATATGTAATCTGATGGGAATAAGTTATTTTCCATCATTTGAGAAGCTAGATCTACTTTCTCTTTCATTAGAGCTACTCTTTCCTGATCGTATATAATAGAAGGAGTAGTTAAGTTTAATTCAAAGTTTACTAATGAATCACTAGTATATCCTTGAGTATATAAATGCACTAAAGCTATCTTAGTTAATTCAGATAATACAATTCTCTGAATTCTTTCAATAGTTCTAGCAAATCTAATATCTTCCGCAGCAAGGGTTGCTTTACCTGTTAAATCCTTTTCATAGCCCATAAAAGCTTTAGGAATTTTTAACGCTGCGAATAATTTATCTCTTAAATAAGCAACATCTTAGATGCCGTTATATTGTAATCCTGGTACTGTATCAATACGAGTTGATTGATCGTTACCTCTTACTGGGATGAAGTAATCCTCAAGTAAGTTTTGCATATTATATTTAAGGTTGTATTGACCTGTGTTCTGATCTACAAAAGGAATTTTCTTCATTTTAGAGATCATTCTTTGCATATAGGTTTCAACCTCGTTAGGAGGAATAGCTCCAACGTTTACATAGTAAACTCTCTTATCTGGTGCTCTTACAATGCGGTGAATCAACATCGCATCTTCCATTAACACCATTTGTTTGAAAATTTTTCTACCTGGTTCTAGGTAAGATCTACCGTAAGGTAGGTAATTGACATCTCCTATTAAACGGAAATGCGCCATTTCGTAATTTTCGAATTCTATACCTGTTCCTTCTTGAGATACTCCAGCATATGTTGCCATATAGCCTGATGAACCTCCTGATACAGCTGTTGGATCGTACTTAAATTTAACGTAAGATGGGTTTTTGACGTCACTACCTTCAAGTCTTACAATGGTGTAGGCAGAGAAAGGGATAACATTATATACCCCTATTTTCTCAGCTATCTCTAACTTAAGATAAAAGTCACCAAATTTGGTCATGTTTCTAATCCATGACCATAAATTGAATTCGATGTTTAAAACATCATAAAATAAGTTATATAATATTTTTTGAATATTTTCGTCTGAAGATCTGATCTGAAGTACTTCTCCCTGTTCGTTCTTTAATGTACACTCATCAGAAATAATATCTAGAGCTGATGCTATGATAGCGTCAGTATCCATAGATTCATAATCTGCATACAGCTGAACACGCATTGATTGGTAGTTCTGAGTTGTATTAAGGTTATGGGCATAAGAGTTGGAAGTAGTATAAACTCTATTAAATCTATCAACCAAGGCATTAGTTTGGAGAATACCATTCGTCTGGATTCTCTCAGTATCAATCGTTTTTAACTCGTTCCCACCAACATTCCTTATTACGACGTCGGTAGAGAAGAGTCTCTGTAATCTAGTAAATACGTTTTGTTCTGCCATTTAATATAAATATAAATATATTATAGTAACCACCTAATATCCTCGGACTCTCCGTATATATTAGTTTGAGAGTATGGATTATCCATATTACCCCCAGGGGAATAAATTTGAAAACCTGAGTTTGTCTTACCCATGTTATTCATTGTAGCTCTTGCTAGATCCTGCCCGGTTTGTCTAAATTTTAAAGCAGTATCTCTTAAGAACATCCCTATTCCCCAGGCCATTGTCAAGTCATCATTATAAGAAGACATTGCCTGAGCTTTACCGTTTTTCCAAATAAACGTTCTCCACTCTTCTAATAATCTTTTTGATCTTATAGTACAAGCTCTTTCATTAATATACGAAATCATTTTCGAAATAACAAGCGGTCTTGTCCTTAAATTTGTAGAAAATCCCGGAACCATTCCGTCCCCGGAGTCAAACTTATTAAGATACATCTCAACATTAGTCAAAGCTATGTCTGATCTAGGAGAGTAGTAAAGATTTCTATATCCTCTTTCAATTGCAGTCTGAACTACGTCCCATCCAATATTTGCATTCTCAATTACAAGCAATGCATCATTATATTCTGTAGCGATACCTACTAAAAGATTACCGTAATCCCTAGTATCTATATGCCCTTTATATTCTGCAACCTGGGTTGCTGCTTCTATGTCAATTACGTGAAAAGCCGAATAATCCTTACCATCTCCTCGGGCAACATCGGCAATGACTGCATATGTTTTACTATAGTCTACCTGATCCCATACCCATAAATTACCATCTATACCTCTTTTTTCCATTGGTTCTTCGATAGTATTTTCTTCGATCCAATTTAATTGATCTGGTTCTATAACAGTTTCACCTGATGTACTAAAGTCACAATCACACTCCTGGGCAGCATTTCTTATACCTAATATAATATCCTGTTCATCTCTCCATGCCTGGTTTCTTTCGGGGTGAACTGTCCAAGGTAAAGATAGAGGTACAAATTTATTTTCTCCAGCCTGGGCTTTAGTAAACGTTTGATGAAACCAGTTACCAGTACCGTTAGGTGTAGATAATGCAATACATTGACCTCCGGTTGCTAAGGTTTGCTGAGCAGCTGTAAAGATAGTATCAATATTATCGATAAAAGCTGCCTCATCCAGAATTAATAATGATACCGCTTCAGAACGACCAGCATCGGGTGATGCTGCTACTGCTTTTACTTGAGAACCGTTAGCAAGTCTTAAACTTAATCTGTTATCCTCTACTGTTTTTATCCTTAACCACTGAGGTAATGCCTGATAAGCAAACCGGATCTTAGTTACAATATTCTTAGCTGTTTCCTGCTTGGTTGCAATAGCCAGAACGTTTTTATCTCTATGAAATAGCATTAACCATAATGAATAAGCTGATGCCAGAGTTGATATACCTAACTGTCTTGACTTATTTACTACAGTATATTCGTTCTTTTTTAATTGCTGGAGTACTTTTTCCTGGAAAGGATATAACGCAAATTGGATTCGGCCTCTTTTAGGGTGCTGAATCATATAATACTTGCGCATAAAATAAGCAGGATCTGTCGCACATTTGACAAATTCCTGCTTAATTGCTTCTTTTATACTAATAGAGTTGGATGATTGATTATCCTGTTCCATAACATTTATTTTAAGGAAAGAAAATTAAGATATTTTTTCGTACCCTAAATCGTATAATTTTTCTTCAACATCGAAGAATAATTCATCAAAAGATTCATCACTCATTGGATGATCATAAGCATAATCTTCAATTACATCACGTAATTGTAGTTCTGTATATTCTGTACTGCCTTCTAAATTATCTTCTAATATATCAATAATTGCTCCTACTTTTTCATGGTGTGATAATCTTTGTGGTTCATCACCTATTTCATATTCATCTAATTGATCGTCAGCAATAGTTGCTTTTTCGATCTGAGCGGTAAGGTTTTTAATATGCTGAGGAATATTACCGATTTTCTCTTTATATTGCTCAATTGAGATTTCACCTTTCTTATATTGATCTAATAATTCATCTTTATGCTTTAATAATACAGCTAATTGATTTTGTTTTTTAGCTAAATCTGCTGTACTTTTACTACCTGCTTTTAAATCCTTAGCAGTAGGTTCTGTATCTAAATTATCATCTTCCATATCAACTGCTTCATTATATTCTGAACGCATGATATTGTGAAGAGTTAATTGTTTTTGTTTTGGTAATTTTTTATAATCAGGGTGAGCGTTTAATTTTTCATGAGATCCTATTTTATGATCTATGATATCACCTCTAAGTCTGTCATAAATTACATTAACACTTTCTTCGTTCTCAAGCAATGATTTAAGCTTTGAACCAGCAGTTAATTTATTCTCTAATAAGAAGTTTTTAAATTCGAATGCCATAATATTTAATTTATTATAAATATCACGGAAACTAAATTAAAAGTTATCTGAAGAGAAAGGATCGTATTTAACCTTTGCATCGTTCTTTAGTTCTAACCATCTATCTTTAGAATATGGAATACCGTAAATAAAATATTCATCCTGCTTTTTCATTGTTTTAGGATATTTTAAAGCAGGCCCATCTAAGGAATGAAATTGAGGTTGCTGATCTGTTGGTTGGAATATACTTACTTGAACTCCTTCAGGAGTTTTAAATGTTCTGTAACGATTAGATTGTCCTTTAGCCATAATTATTCTTATTTATAGTCTAAATATAGGAAAAATAATTGGAAATTACAACTATTATTTAAAAAGGTTTTCTGGCTTGATATATAAGAATGACTGCTTGGCAGTTACATTATTGCCATCCATAATTTTTTTATTATCTAGACTCTCTAACATTTCTTTTGTAATCTTATAATATTTTATATCACCTGAAGAGCTTATATTAACTATATATCCTGGTTCTTTAGAATCAAGATTTAATTTACGTGTTAGTTTAGTGGTTAGTAATTTTTTAAGTACTGCACCACCAGCTTCTACTTCATCAAAAGTACCTTCTAATGATAATTTATCAAAAATAATTTGAGTTTTTTTATAAACATTCCCAATAATAGGAAATGCATCTTTAAGCTCTTTTAATTTTTCATCATTATGTAATTCAATAACGCTTTTTAAAGCTTCTTTTAATTCATTTTGATTAAAATTGCTAACTGCAGGGATTCTAGGTTTTTTATGAGCTATTACTGAGGAAAGAGCATATAAACTAAATATATCATTTAGTAATAATGTAGTTTCTTTATAATCTTCATGACCGAATCTACCTAAAGCTAAATCACTACTATCCATAGATTTAACTTCAACTCCATGTCCATCAATAATTAAATCTGGATTGTCAGATCCGCGTGAATCTTGTGCTGGAATGCTTGGGGTTTGGTATTTAAATAACCAATAAAGAGCTATTTCTCCATTACCAGAACCTTTAGTTCCTGCTGATCCTACTTCTTTTCCTGTTGTAGGAGGGGCTACTTTATATAATTCTTTAAATGTTTCTAAATCTGGAGATTTAACTGGTCCGGAATTACCTAATGTGTATTTGTTTTTTACTAAGGGTATTTGATCGACTTTTAAAGCGTCTTTAATTACTTTATCATACGTAGACTCTGTAGCAATATTATCCTGCTCTTCTTGTTCCATAACTTCTTTTAATATTTTGCTTAATTTTATCATTTTAGTAGCTAATAATAACTATAATATTTCAATTAACCAACTTAAGATTCAGTTTCTTCTTCTTTTTCTTGAGAAGGAGGTGTTTCTGTTTCTGGTTTAGATTCTTCTGATGATGCAGTTTCTGAATCCGGTCCTTCTGTTGAAGCCGGACGACCTAATTTTAATAGGTTAGAAATAGCAATAACAGCTCTTTCTTTTTCTCCTATTGCCATTAGATAATATTTTTTACCTGATACTTCACATTCATATGTAGGTCCTAGATATGTTAGGTAGAAGAATTGACCGTTATGCAATAAGATCTTAAATGTTGTAGGTTTAGGAGCAATAACATATACTCCTGTTAAATAATCTTTAAAAGAAGGAGTAAGAAGATAAGTTAAAGTCATTCTTAAAGAAGGATATTTAATAAGAATATATTCCATGGGATTAGTTTCAAAAGTAATCCTCATATCATTACCTTGCTCTTTAATAAGCTTAGTAACTTCTTCTTTAATAAGATATTTTAAAATTTCTTTATTCTTCATCTTTTTCCATTACAGCAACCTGTACTCCGGTTTCATCTTCATTATCATAATCACATAATTTATGATATCCTTGGTTTGCCTGTTCAATATAGTTTTCTGAATTAGTGATGTGATCTTGAATCCATGCCGGAATATTAATTTCCTCCTCACCAATTTTATCCATAAGCTGAGAAGCCGAGCTAATAATAGCTTTTAAACTAGCATGAGCCATTGCTACTTCATGATCTTGACCTTCAAGTTGAGTTGATATTGTTCCACCTTTTGCTTTTACTAAATCCATAGCAAAAGATCTAGCTTTTTCTGGAGTAGGAAATCCTACTCTTCCTATCATTTTTCCTGTTTCAAGATCTTTAATATCATAAAAACCAGGTTTGTTATCATCATGGATGAATACAAATTGATTACCATAGCGTGAAGATATCTCTTTTGGAAATTCCATTTCGTTATCTTCTTTAATATTAGCAGCTATTGCTTTACGGCGTTTAAGTAAATATTTATCACTTTTATCTACATCTCCATCATTATCGAT